TTATTTTTCGGAATCTGCAAATACTTTATCGCTGATTTCTAAAAGTTCGGAAAAACTGTGAATAGTGTAGTCGGGATTTTCTGTATTGCCAAAACCGTATTCGGCAAATACAAATGGCACCTTTGCGTCTTTTGACGCTATTTGATCACCAATAGTGTCGCCAACATAGAAAGCACAATCAATGTTATTTCTGCTAATAACAAGGCTGATATTTTCGCCTTTTGTGAGTTGGGTTCTGCCTGACATTTCAAAATCAGAAAAATATTTTTCGAGTTTGTGAGCTTTCAAAAATGATTCAATATAACCGCACTGACAGTTACTGATTATACCGAGAAAATATTTTTCGGAAAGTTTGCTAAGCACATCTTCGAGGTTATCGTACAAATGACCGCCTGACTTTTCAAGATACGGAACTTCTACGGCACAACATTCTTTTATAATGTTTACGCCGTTTTCTTCACTAAGCTCCGGCAACATAATGTTTGCAATCTGCTCAATAGTTTTGCCCATATAGCTGTTCATTTCTTCAAGCGTTATTTGCTTTTGAGTTTCTGGGTGCTTTTTAAGAACTTCGTTCCATATAGGAAGAATTACATCGCTTGTGTGCCACAATGTTCCGTCTAAATCAAATAAAATTGCTTTTTTCATAATAATTACTCCTGATTTATTATAAAAATTTTCAAACTGATATTATCACACTCTAAAATTAATGTCAATATGAGGTGTGTTTTGTAAAAAATAAAATTGTTAAAAATTAAAAGTTTTTTTAAAAATCTGTTGACAAAGTAAGTAAGCAGTGATATAATATTTATCGTTGTCAACAGACAATATTTGCGAGTGTGCTGGAATAGGCAGACAGGCACGTTTGAGGGGCGTGTGTTTCACGACGTACGGGTTCAAGTCCCGTCACTCGCACCATAACTGGACACCAGTTTTGATACAATGAGTATCGAAGCAGGTGTCCAGTTTCTTTTTGAAAAAGTTCCTATTTGCATGGGTTTTCATATACCTTTTAACGAAAGCAGGCTCTACGGTAATCGAGGAATAGTCACCGTAGAGCCTTTTTGCATTTTGGCGTATGAACTTTTTAATTAAAGGTCTGGAGGGTGTGCATTTTTTAATTATTCCTCAAGACCGCAAAACCCATGCACCCAGAAATGCGTGCGATCTTGCGGTCTTACGTTATTCCCCGACTCTGATTTCGGTACCGTTTTCGAAAACAAAGGTGATTTCGCCGTTCCTGTGGACGATGGCCTTTTCAATCATTACCGTCCAAATGGTGTCGTTCCAGTCGTCCATCACCTCTGGCTGTTTCTTGAGGGTGCGAATATAAAGCGCCATCTTTTTGTCCTGCTGACTGCGGGCGGTGCGTAGACTCTGCAACCTTTCCAGTTCCGCAGCCGCTTTCTCGTACCGTTCGGTGAGAGCTTCGTACTTTTTGCGGTAGGCTTCCTGGGACTGGGCCGTGGACGCGTTTTCCTTGACTGCCGTCCTGACCAGTTCGGCAACCACCTGGGTCTCTTCAAACTGCCGTTCAATGTCGGCATCCAGTGCTCCGAAGTCCATCAGCTTCTGCCGCCATGCTTCAATTTCCTTTATAATCTGCACTCGATCCTGCATCATCAGATTGTAGGCTTTGATAAAAAGTCGCTGTATGGTTTCTGTGTCCAATGCAGGGGTGTGGCAGTGTTCCTCACTAGCGAATTTACCGTTGCATTGCCAAATGATGCGGCGGTACTGGTCGGTGGAATGCCAGACCTTGGGACCAAAGAAGGCACCGCAGTCCTCGCAGACCAGTTTAGCAGATAGAACGCTTTTACCGCTGTAGGCTTTTCCCAGGGTCTTGCGTCTGGCAAACTCTGCCTGCACCTGCTCCCATTCGTCCGACTCGATGATGGCGGGGTGGCTGCCCGTCACATAATACTGCGGGACTTCACCCTCGTTGGGCTTCATTTTCTTTTCCAGAAAGTCCACCGTGAACTTTTTCTGGAGCAGCGCATCACCCTTGTATTTTTCGTTCTGAAGGATACTGGTGACCGTAGTCTTGCTCCATTTTGCTTTGCCTCCCGGTGACGGGATGCCCAACTCTTCCATGTACTTGCAAATGCCTGCCTGGGTCTTGCCCTCAAGGAAAAGACCGTAAATCAACTTCACAACCCTGGCTTCACTTTCGACAACCGCAGGCCGTCCGTCCTCGCCCTTTTCATAACCGAGGAAACGTTTGTACGGCAGATGCACTTTGCCATCGGAGAAGCTCTTGCGCTGTCCCCAGGTGATGTTTTCGGAAATGCTGCGGCTTTCTTCCTGGGCCAGAGAGGACATAATAGTGATGAGCAGTTCGCCCTTGCCATCAAAGGTGTAGATGCCCTCTTTTTCAAAGTAGCACTCCACGCCGTTCTCTTTCAGCTTTCGGATGGTGACCAGGCTGTCAACCGTGTTGCGGGCAAACCGACTGACTGATTTTGTTACGATGAGGTCAATTTTGCCGTCCAAGGCATCGGTTATCATTTCTTTGAACCCCTCACGGCGCTTGGTGTTAGTGCCGGAAATGCCCTCGTCCGTATAGACTTTTACGAACTCCCATTCCGGCTTGGACTGTATGAATTTGGTGTAGTAATCAACCTGGGCTTCATAACTGGTGAACTGCTCATCGCTGTCCGTGGAAACACGGGCGTATCCAGCGACACGTCTTTTCCGTGCTGCCACCGAAGGCAGATGCGTCAGTGGGTTTATGGTTGCAGGTATCATTGTAACTTTAGGCATTCTGGTTCCTCCTTTCCAGGGCTTTTTGACGGGCAACAGCTTTCATCTCGACCGTCCAACTTTGACTGCGTGAGCGGTCTTTCCATTTTCGTGTGACTTCCGAGCCGTCAAAGAAGTGAAAAATCAGCACATTCCCGTTGCAGACCAGGATGCTCTTTATGAGCCTGCGGAGTAATTCCTCTGAAAAATCCACCTGCCCAAGCACTTCTGCGGTCACTGCTTGCAAGGTTTCTTCGGGGATCTGCTTGGAAGCACAGGCGGCTTTGCCTATCGAATTGAATGTACCGCAAACCAAGACGGAACCCGTTTTCGTGACCTTGCGCCGATAGTTCTTTCCGCAGCCGTCACAGACCAGAAGGCTTGTGAAAGGGTACGCTTTCTTGGACGCAGGCTTCTTCAAGAACCGAGCCGCCCGTCGGGTTTTCTCTGCTTGCACCGCTTGGAAGGTCTTCATGTCAATGATGGCATCGTGGGCGTTCTCTGCGTGGTACTTGGGCAGTTCACCGTTATTGATGATGGTTTTCTTGGTGATGTGGTTCTCACGGAAGGTTTTCTGTAAAATCAGATTTCCCGTATAGGTGTAGTTGCTGAGTATCTTTGAAATTACGGACTGACCCCATTGTTTACCGAAGCGTGACGGGATGCCGTCCTCATTCAGTCTCTTGGCAATGGTAAGGTAGCCATCGCCGGAAAGGTACTCATCATAAATGCGGTGGACAATGTCTGCTTCCTCTGGAATGATCTCGTACCGACCGCTTTTCAGTCGGTATCCGAGCATAGCCCCGTTCCAGGGCATCCCTTCCTCGAAGTTCCGCTTGATGCGCCATTTCTGGTTCTCACTGGCGGATCGGCTTTCTTCCTGTGCGTAGGATGCCAGGATAGTCATCATCAGTTCGCCATCACCGCTCATAGTGTAGATATTCTGTTCCTCAAAGAAAATGTCCACCCCCCAGGCTTTGAAGTCACGGACGGTCTGCAGCAATGTGACCGTGTTTCGTGCAAAGCGGGAGATGGACTTTGTAATCACCATATCGATTTTTCCGGCACGGCAGTCAGCGATAAGTCTCTGAAAATCTGCTCTGGATTCCTTTGTGCCGGTCTTGGCTTCATCAGCATACACGCCGACATAGAGCCAGTCATCGTGATTCTGGATGAGGTCGCTATAGTAGCTGACCTGTGCGGATAGCGAGTGGAGCATGGCATCCTTGCCGCTCGACACACGGGCGTAGGCTGCAACTCGCTTTTTCTGCTCCAGTTTCGGTGGTTTTGGTACAATGGTTATTGCTCTTGGCATTTTGTCACCTCCTCGTAGTGTGACATATTACCTCTGAAACCACTATATATCAAGTCAATCCCGCGATATAAACTACACGAAGATATTCCAAATTTCTCGCCCTGCATTGTATCAATTATGGCGTAATCATCTGGGGTTAAAATCCCCATCGACAGCATCCTTTTCGCCTGGAGCATAGATGCTAGGTAGCGTTCCAGTCTGGCACGGTAATCATCAGTCACGGGCATCACGCTCCTCTCCGAAACGGTCGGAAATGTAGCAGTTGTGACTGCAATATTTACGCTCTTTATTTCCGTATGCGGTGAAAGGCTTACCGCAGTGGGCGCAGGTGTAGGCATAAACAGCTTTCCGATCCACGCAGTCTGGGTGGCTGTTCCACCAGGCAGTCCGGCAGGCATCCGAACAGAACTTCCGAGGTTTCTGTCTGGGGATGATTTTTATCAGCTTCCCGCAGTGCTTGCAGGCAATCGTGTTCTTTGCCGCATCACCCAGACCGTTGCGGCGGCAGAATGATCGTACTGTATTATCTGAAATACCGAGCATTTCACCGATTTTTACATAACCGATGCCCTGTAAACGCAAGGTTTTGATTTGTTCTTTCTGCAAATCCGTCATAGTGGGGTCCTCCAATCTGAGGGGCTTCCTCACTACCCACTGGAGGTGAATTTGCCGTTTGGCCGAAAAACAACACGGATTTTTGAGCAAAAAAATAAAGCCCACCGCTCCGAAAAGGAACGGCGGGCTGTGTGCTTAGTTGGGAATCTTCAGCTTCATACCGCTGTAGATGACATTGGATTTCAGACCGTTGAGCATCACGATCTCGGTGTAGCGGTTTCCCTTGCCGAGATATTTTTGAGCGATTGCCCAGAGGGTATCGCCGTGGACAACGGTATGTACACGATAGGTTTCGGCAGGCTTTGCGGATACGAGCGAAAGATCGGACACCCTCACCGGGGACATGATGGCGTTCTTTCCGTCCTCGCTCTTGTTGATGACAACACGGTCGCCAGACACGCTGTGAACGATCCAGTTCTTTGCCTTGACCCAGGACGGGATTGTCTGACCGCCGTAATATTTCGCTCCCGTAATCTTCACAAGGTCGCCTGCCTTGACGGCAGAGACTGCGGGCTTTGCGGATTCAGCGGTTTTGGTATCACCGCCCAGCACCGCTGTAACCTTGGAAGCAAGGTCACCGAGCCTGGCATAGAGCCAGTTGCCAGGGCAGGATTTATTAGCGAACCAGCGATGGACGGTGAGGATCATCTCATCGGCTTTCGGAGAGTAGTTCAGCGTTTTGTCCTTATCCCCAAGCCAGAGCAGCTTTTTCTTGCCGTTGCGCTTACAGATGTCTGTGCAGAGCTTGATGAGCGTTTCATAGACCTTACTGTTCATCGCATACGGCTCTGTGGTGTCGCTGGCACATTCAATCGTAATCGCCCTCTGGTCGTTGGCGTTAGAGGAAGAACACCAGGAGCGGTTCTTTTCCTCCACATACATAGCGACTCTGCCGTCTGTGCCGATGCCGTAGTTAGAGCTTGCCTGACGGGATGTGGGATAAAAAATATTGCCCAGTGTTTCCACCGAGCACTGACCCACCACGCAGTGGGGTGTGATGCGGTCGATTGCATGGGTTCTCTGCCCGGAGTGGTTCGGACTGAGCTTGGTGTAGACCACCATGGAACTGTTTGTGTAAGCCATATTATTCGTCCTCCTTTTCGCTGCGGTCGTGAAGCTGTTCCAGAACGGATTTCAGCTTCTTGGGGATAGGCAGCCCAAGGTAGGCTGCGTTTTCGAGGAGCGAGATGCCCTCGTTGGAAAGGTAGAAGAAAATGACGGCGGTACGCAGTACCGAGCCTGCGCCGATGACACGGGTGTCAAGAATGTGTCCCACGCCGACAAGGGCAAAAATGAGCACCTTCTTAAAAATGCCCTTGAAGCCCACGGTGCTGGACAGCTTCTTGTCCACCACAGCACACATAATGCCAGTGATGTAGTCAATGACTACAAAGGCAACAAGCGCAAAAAGCAAGCCGTCACATCCTCCCAAGAACCATCCGAGCCAGCCGCCGATTCCGGCGAAAATAAGCTGAATGGTCGTCCATAATTCTTTCATTGTGTTTGTCCTCCTTAAAATTTGATATGAAAAAAGCACCTCTTTCGAGATGCCGCTTTCCTTAATTGAGCCATGCCGGTCGCTCCGGCACAGCGAGGGTTTGCGTAACATTGAGCCACGCAGCATACCAGGTTTTGAGTTCCTCCGTTTGCTCTGATGACAATGTGCCGTACCAAAGCTCACCTCGGTTGATAACCGAAAAGCACTCCTTTTCACGAAGCGTACGGAACTCTGCCTTTTTAGCTTCTGTGGATACGGATTCATCCTGCGCCGCATCAAAGGACAGTTCATTGCCGCTTATCCTGTAGGAAGAGAAATGTTCGGTGAAATGCGTAAGATTCGTGGGATCTTGGACCTCAATGCCACCGTCCAAAACTCCGATCAGCGCAAAGCTGGTGACAAAGCCGGAAGGGTCAGTCAGAACTATCATAGAGCCTCCTTTAGTTGACGCCGTAGATGGCGAGTATCTGCCCGGAACTGCTCCTGTTTTTATATTGAACAGTCAGGGTTGTGCCTGAATAAGAGAGATTGAAACTGTAATAATTGGTTTCGTCTGCGAACTGGTAATGAACAGCTGACGTTGTAATCACCCCGGCAGGAAGTGTGATCGCACAGCGGGACGAGGATGAGGTCGGCTGCCCCACAATGATGTAGGCTTTGTAGCTGCCGTAGTTGACTGTTGTACTGCCCGTTGTAAGCGTTCCGCTGAAGAGCGCTGTGCAGGCAATGCCCAGACCGCTTCTTGCTCCCGCAGCGGTTGTGCTGCCCGTGCCGCCTTTGCTGACGGGAATCGTAGCACCGCCCGAATGATAGACTGTGTACCGAGTGCCTGGGTGAGTTGCAGACGCCTGGTTCGGTGCAAAATACAATACGCCTGCGTAAGCATACAGCCTATCCCATGTATCAGTGCCTCGGTAGAAGTTGATGCCTTCTCCGGCTGAATCCGCTGCATCTTGAAAGTATAATCCGTTAGCACCGACAATATCGGAGTTGTTCATGTTGATGCCATGCGCCGAACTGGTATAATACTGATTTGCCCCAATATTTACGATCTTTGGGCTTATCGTTTCCGAATTGATAAGCATGGCGATTGCTCCGGCAATGGTTGTCGCACCTGTACCACCCTTGCTGACAGGCAGAGTGCCGGATACATTTGACACTGGCAGCGTGCCGCTCAAAGAGACAGCCGCAACCGAACCGGCAGTCATTTGGCCGGACACCTTAACATCCCCCACCACATCGAGGGCGGCTTCGGGCGTCGGGGTATTGATGCCTACCTTCATCTTCCGGAGCGCCACCAAGGGCGTACCCTGCGGAATAACGAAATAAAGGTCCAGTGAGCTTGCCGAGTAAAGTCTGTCCTGTATCTGCAGATGGAAGTCATAGGATGCGCCTGCATCCAGATTGCAGAGTTCCAGATTGGAAAAACTGAAAGAAGTGCCACTGCGGGTAGTCGAGGATAGAATGCTGTAGTAACCGCTATAAGAGGTTTCGCTTGTCAGCTTGTACCGATACCGCACATACTGAACGCTGTTTTTCTGCGTCCCGTCCACGGAAATGGCGGAGATGGTGCCGTTGAACTTTAACTGCATTTCCGCTTCTATCTCATTGGTACGACGCAGAGTGACCGAGGACAGCTTCGGTTTTGCGTAAGCAATCACTATGATGGTTTCCGATATGCTTGCCGTATAGCCCCTCGAATCGGTGACCGTCAAAGTAACCGTTACACTGCCGGATTTCATGATCTTGCCTACAGTCATGGCAGAGCCGGTAGTGTTCGAAACAGTTAATCCGTTGCAGGTGGCCGAGTAGCTTGAAATGGATGCACCGTTTTTCGCCGCTGCTGTACCCGGCGTGACCTTCAGCGTGGAATGACTCTGAATAAACAACTGGTTATTGCCTGTAATATTCGTGGTCGTGCTGTAGCTGTCCTCATAGGTAAAGCCGGATAGAGTCGGCGCAGAATTTGCAGAGGTGGTCTGCACGGTCGCTGTCGCAGAGGATGTACTGCCGATCTGCGTAGAGCCGCTGTAAGTAGTTACAGCAAAAGTACCTGTGAAGGATTTGATGGAAGCCATCGCATTCAAAAGCGCAGTACGCTGTGCCGCCGTAAGCGTAACCGTGAGGTTTGCCGTGCCTTTCGACCAGGACAACCCAGAGATTGTCAGATAAGTGGTACTGCCGTTTTTGATCGCCAGCGTGTTAGTGTAGGATGCCTCATACACCGTGGCGTTGATGGTTATGCTCACCGTGGCATTATCTGCCGTAACAGTGCTGACGCTGTTGACCACAGCACCACCCAGGGTTTTGACCGTTGCGCTGCCGGAAGTTCCGTAGACCTGGTTGGATTTTTTCCTTGCCCGCACCTTTACCGTATAGCTGGTGTTTGGGGACAGCGAAGAAAGGGTTACTGATGCGCTTGTGCCTGCGGTCGTGGAGAACTGCACCCAGCTTGATCCGTTATTCGTGCTATACTGCCAGATGTCGGCCGTCGCAGAAGATGAAGCGGAAATTGTAAAGCCATTCGCAGTAATGCCGCTTGTGGAAAAGGAAACGGTCGGCGCGGTTCGGTCGATGTTTGTCAGCGTCATGCTGCCGCCGTATTCCTGCGGACCGTAGACATAGACACGGGTGGAAAATCCCACCGTGATTGATTTTGTTCCATCAGTGTTATGCGCTACCGTAATACTTCCGCTTGTGGAGCCTTTTGCCGCCGGGAATACCCGGTCATCCCAATCGGTTCTCGCCTTGTAGTAGACCTGTGTCCCGTTAATGGTAACGGTCGTGGCATCTACCGTGTAGTAATTGGCAGAGCCGCCTGCGGAGGTCAGCGTCCAGTTCAGGGTTGACGTATTGGCAGCAACATTCACTGTTTCCGTGATGGTAAGCTGCAGATAGCGGCCTTCATAGGAGCCGCTCGTCCATGTTGCCATTTGGCTATCCCTCCTTTAATCGAGAATAACGATGTTCAGCCCTTCGGAAGCTGTAGGCATCGGTACAAATTTAGTTCTGCCTACGGTCAGTTCACCGTCCACCGTGGTCTTTTTGGTCTGTGTTTCGTCTTTATTCAGCGTAAAAATGACCTCGTCATTGTAATAGCCCGCAAACTCCGTGTTGGTGATGACCGTCCGCTGTGACGATGCACTGTTGGAAACCTCAATGCCGCGCTTGTCGATCTTGACCTCGCTGGTATAGATTTCATTGGGTGCAGGCGTCCACTTTCGCGGCATTGATCCTTCGGTCAGCATGATGTCCGAGATGTACAGCGAAGCCATACGGGAATAGGCATATATCTGAATGGTGGAATCGGAGATTTCGGGAATATTGATGACATAGTCAGTCCAGCCGAAAGATCCTGTGGTGTTGAAAGCATACAGATACTTGCCGCCGTTGTACTTTACACGGAAATAGCCCGAATAGGACGAGTAGGTCTTTTTTGCACGCAGGGTCAGAATGTAACTTCTGCCCGTTACAAGCCCCGTAATGTTCTGATAAAGCGAAGAAGTCGCACCAAGCACAAAAGCGGAATCGGATGCCGTGTTGCTCTGCACATCCGTGGAAGTGTCGGTCGTGACCGTTCCGCTGTATGTCCAGTCGTCCGTCATGCCGTTCAGTCCTGCGGAGTTCTGGACGAAGTTCATACCGCCGATATACTGTTCCTCAAAGGTTAGTGACAATCCCTCCACCGTCTGCTGAAGCTGTGACAGCTTGCTTTCGGCTTCCAGCACCCGTTCCTCTACCACGCCTTGGTCATTGGATATGGTTTCCACAGTTTCCGTGAGCGAGGAAACATAGCTGTTCAGCCCATCGGCGGTGTTTTGAAATTCAGCAATGCGGGTGGTATTGGTGGAAACGGCAGTACGCAGGGTTTCCAGATCGTTTTCCGCTACCCACGCACTGCCGTTCCATACCTTTGTCTGCGGCGGCACAAACGAGGTGTCCACCCATAATTGACCGAAGTAGGGGTCAGCGGGCGGCTCGTTTGCCGTAACTACATCACAGATGTTTAAAATGGTGAATTGAGCAATTGCCCGCATGACCCCACCTCCTCACAGCGTAACGACTACCATGAAGGTCGCCTTGGTATCAACATCCGCTGTTCCGACCGCCAGCGTTTTGCCGGTCTTACTTCCGTTCGTACCCCAGGCGGTGTCGATTGAACCGTCCTTGTCATACTTCGTCCAGGTGTAGGTGCCTTGTCCTGCGGAGTCGATTTCCGTTCCCGCCTGATAGCAGACAGCAGTCAATGTGGTAGAGCCTTGACCGTTCTTAAACACATCCCCGCCCGTGGAGGTAATTACCACTTGAATGGGATCGGAGTTGTCAATGAAGGTGGCTACATCATAAAACTTGGAGTTGTAGGTGTTGGAGGCAGAATCGGTGTCTTTTGCCATGCACTTGACCACAGCGTAGCTGTCTACCGATGCGGCGTAAACGGTAAGTGTGGCAGTTGCCGTTCCGCTGAATTTGCCCGATGCGTCAGTCAGCTTCTTCCAGCCCACTCCAAAATCGGCGTCATATCCTGCGGAGGAGGATGCCGTTACAGACGGATCCATCATTGCCCACTTGTAGGTGACATTGGTGGTATCTACGCTTGAACCTCTCCAAAGCTCCGCCTTTGCAGTAAGGGTAGACACCTCTGCATTCTTGAATACATTACCGCTCGGCGTGGTGACAAGCAGGTCTACGATACCACCGCCGTTGACTACCCTCGAAAAACTGATCGTCAGCGGATGGGTGATGGAAAGTCCCGTGGACGGGTCTTTATAGGTGATAACGCAGCGGTAGTCGATGCCGGGCAGCCCCGCCATCACATTGGCCTTGACGGTGAGAATATGGCTTTTCGTACCGCTCAAAGCATAGTTGCCGGATGAAGTGATAGCGGTCGTAGAACTGCCCACATACCACTTCACCGATGTGACCTCGGTGGATGTGATCTTGTCGGCGGTAGTGCCGATGACATACAGACTGGGAGTCAGAACCAGATTGGTGGACGCCCAGCTTGGGGTGTAGGTGTTGTTGTCGGGGTTAAACATCTGTGTTTTTGCGAGATTTGACCCAATGTACCCCGTAAGTGTCAGGGCGTCATTGTAGTCGATAATGGTAAATTGGCCTTGTGCTTTGCTCATGTGAGTTCCTCCTTGATTGTTTGAAGTTTCAGGTGTTCCAGTATCGGTAGTTGGTTCATTTGCCATGTAAAGTCCTCCTAAAGTAAACTCTGCCTGGTTGCGGTATCGATGAGGTCGCAGAAAAAGGTGGCTCGCACATTTACATCCTCTGTGGTGATATAAATCTTCTTTGCGCCGCCGTAGTGAGCGGCATTCCACAGCTTGTCGGAATCGGCGTCCTCAGAAACACGAGTCCAGACAAATTGGTTAGGGTCAAGACTGTCCGTGATGTTTTCATCCCAGGAGTAGACCTCTGCCGACAGTGTGGTGGCGATATTGCCGTTTTTGAAGATGTTCCCGTTGGATGAGGTGATCACCAGGCGGTACATCTTCTGCTCCTCAATTTCGGTGACGCGGTCGCTGACTTCGGTCACCTCTTTGCTGGTGGCATAGGCTCGAAGTACGACTTCTCCCGTTTCCAAATCCCAATAGGACGAGCCGTCCTGAGATTGGATCACGCCTGCCTTGATGATGTTTGCCACCAGTGATCCGGAGGTGATGAAGTCCGCCACAATCTGACCGTCAGCGGTGATGGCTGTCTCGTAGGGACCGTTATAGCCGTTATGGGAAAAGCCGAGTCCGCCCACATTCCAACGCCAGACATTGACGGCGTCGTTGATGTTCGGCGCGTCCAGTATCAGCAGTTCGTAAGGCTGACCGTTTTCATCGCCGTGCAGCACCACATAACCGCCGCTCTGCCCGGTAATGAGTGAAGTCGCATTGCCGATGGCTGTCTGCAGGAGTTTCGGAAACCGTCCCACGGTAGTCTGCACCTTGCTGACGGAGTTCTGCACTTCGGAGATCGTGGTGATCATACAGGACTTTTCACTGTCCAGAGTAATGCTCGTGTATCGCTCCGCAAGACAGTCATAGACCGTCTGAACGACCATAGCGGATACACTTACTCCAAGCGCCGAGTGACGGATGGTGACGGTATCGCAAAGGCTGACACGCTCCAAAAGTGACGCATATTCCGGCTGTTTCCAGAGCGGTTCAAAGGACACCTTCACCGTGGGAACAGTCGCTCCAAGGGGATTATCCCGGATATAGTAGTTTGCCGCGGCACGGAGCATTTCTTCCGTGATAGCCATACTGCCGTCAAAGCGGTCGGTGAAGTCCATAATCAGCGTTTTCTCACGCACCATTTCACTTGACACGATGGGAAGCGTTTCCTCCGGGAGTGTAACCACCGTTTCACCTTCCGCACCTTCTGCTGTGAACACGGCATAGGGCAATAGCTGTGTGTAAACGCCGCTGTTATCCTCGTCCTGCTCCAAAGCCGTGAGGTTCTTGCCGTACTCGATGACCACGCCGGTGCTCACGCCTCGGTGGGTATGGAACTTGACCGTGAAGTTGTCCCATTCATACTCTCCGTGCCATTTGGAAAGCATGGAGCCTTCCGAACCGCCGAGACAGGCACGGACGCTTTTCGGCTGTGTGACTGAAAACGGCTTTGATTCGCTGTAGTCCGTCCAGCCGGTAAAGCGGGAATCACCTGCGAGCAGCTGAGAGAGGATAAGCTGCGGTGAGCGGCTTTCCGTGGCAAATGGCATCACCGGGACATTTGCAAGGTCATAGCTGATATGCTGACCGTAAATGCTCACAATGCCATTAAGCGGTTTTGTGATGCGGTAAATGCGGAATGCCTGGGGCTTTGCCGTATCGTTGGGCTTTGCTTTGATGATGCATTCCTTGGCGATCCTGCCATAGTGCTGTCCTGTGACGGGATATTTCAAAAGGCACTCAAACAGACCGTTTCGCTCCTCGGTAACCTCGCAGGAGACGGTATCTGTCAGAGTGCCGATACCAAAAGTGGAGAAGTCGGTGGTGCCGGGGGCATAGAGTACAGGGATCATAGGCAGCACCACCTTGGGATTATCTTGATCTCCGACACACCGCCGCTTACCGTCAGCACCGTTTCACCGGGCGGCAGTTCGGGAAAGCCGTCACCTGTAACCTTGTCGTTCAGAAGCGTTGTGCCGTAATAGAAATTCATCTGTTCGCTGTCGCACACCACGCCGTCTGTAATGCCTTTGAAATTCCAGGTCTTGCTGTACCCACCGCTTTGAAGCGTCAGCGTCAGATTCCCCGTGCCCATTAGTGTAATAACCGGCTTTGCTGTGAACGCTTCCGGGTTAAAGATACCGCCGCCGTTCTCGACAGTGATTTCCTGCAAGCCCTCCAAGCTGTATTTGAAAGGCTTGCAGCTGAAGGTCACACGAAAACTGCCCAGCTTGTTAAACTGTTCCTCAATGTCCAGCGAACCGCTGATCACGCCACAGCGGAGATAACCCGTATCGTAGGAGTCGGTAATCGCATGGTATCTGTCCGGCGCGGTGTAGAGCCAGCCTTTCACCGCACGAAGCACATCCGCAAGAGCGGCAATATTCTTCCGTGCCAGGAACACCGTGTAGGTCACCTTGACATTCGCAAAGCGGCGGTTTGAAACAATGAGGTCGCCGCTCCTGCCGGGAATGGAAGTGAAACCTGCGTCGTATTCCGGTGCGGAAAACACATCCTTCTTTTCGATATGCAGACCGAACTCTTCAGAACTGCGGCCGTTATAGGTAAAATAACTCATGCAAATACCACTCCTTTCCGCATGGCGAACTGGTTCGCCGTCTCCATGACTTCATTTGTAAGCTGGCGGATATCCTCCGAGGAGTAGTTATTGAAGTTAGTGATGTTGAGAGCGATGGAAAAACCACCGAAACCGGATGTGCCGCCCAAAGAAGAACGGACATTGCCTGTCAAATCAAAATCGGTGGGCAGAGTTGTCTGCATATCGTGAGCAAGGTCGTTCATGACCCCGTCAATATCTGCCGCCATACCCTCTGCGGCTTTCACGGCTTCGTCGCCGTTGTCCTCAATGGAGCCGGACAGACCTTTGACAAGCATTTCACCGACCCATGCCATTTCCTTTGAGGGTGAATGGATGCCGAAGAAGCTGCAGATACCGTCCCAAATGCCGGAAATCCAGCCGGAAACTTTATCCCACAGCCAGGAAGCAAGCCCGGTAATGCCTTCCCACAAGCCTTTGACAATATTGCCGCCGATCTCAACGATCTTGCCCATGAGAGAGCCGAACGCCTTTACAATGCCCGCAATAATCTGCGGTACTGCCTTGACGATCTCCACGATGATGGTCGGGAGGTTCTCAATCAGGGCAACAAACAGATCCACGCCAGCCAGGATGATCTTATCCAGGTTGCCGAGGACAGCGTCCACCAAGCCGCTGACGATTTTGGGGATGGCGGCAACGATGGTGGTAATGATCTGCGGCAGTGCCTGAATCAGCGAAACCAGCAGTTTGATGCCCGCATCGATGATAAGCGGAATGGCTCCGATGACCGCATTGATAATGCCGTCAATGATCTTTGGGATTGCTTCTACAATAGCCGTGATGATTTCCGGCAGAGCATCTACCAAAGAGGTGAGCAGCTTGATGCCTGTTTCGATGATCTGCGGAATGCTGTCCAAAAGGAAATCCACAATGGACAAAATCACTTCCGGCAGGGCGTCAATCAGCACCGGGATGGCGTTCAGAATGCCTTCCGCAAGACCCATGATCAGTTGAAGCGCCGCATCCAGGATAAGCGGCAGGTTGTCGATCAGCGTCTGCACCATCTGCATCACGACTTCCACCATTTGCGGTATGAGCGTTGGGAGTGCCTGTGCGATGCCGATAATCAGAGAAGCAATGACCTGCATTCCTGCGTTTACAATCTGCGGCAGCAGTTCAAGCAGTACCGTTACCAGTTCCGTAATGACCTGCAGAACCACAGGCAGAAGGGTTGGAATGGCATTGATGATTCCCTCGGCAAGAGCGCGGATAATGGAAGGTGCACTCTCCAAAATGGCGGAAGCAATTAAGCTGATGAGTTCCACCGCCTGGGGGATCATCTCGGTGACCGTCTCAATAACAGAAGTCACACCGTTTGTAATTTCTTCTCCTGCCTGCTTATTCCCGGCAACCAGGTCGGAAAAACCGTCCATAATCATGGTGATGCCGGGGAGAAGCTCGCCAACCATCCGATTTTTCAGACCGCCTATGGTGCCCTGCATTTTTGTAAGGCTGTCCTCAAAGGCGGCGGAAGCGGCAACGGCCTCGTTGCTCATGATCATGCCGTAGTCCTGGGCTTCCTGCTTTAAGGCTTCAGTTTCCTCTGCGGTCATATTGAGTACCGCCGCCATATCGACAGCGGATTTACCCAGCAGGTCATTTGCCGCCTTGGTTCGAGCCGCACCGCTCTCCATTTTCTGAAGTGCGGATATCACCACAGAAAGCTGTTCATCCTGGCTTTTTCCGTTCAGGTCATCGATAGAAAGGCCGACTGCCGACAGCTTTTGCGCCGCAGAATCAGAACCGCTCGCGGCATCTGTGATTACACCGGACAGCTTTTTCATGCCGCTTTGCAGATTGTTTACATCCGTTCCGCAACGCTGGAACACATAATCCCATTCCTGATAGGACTCGGCGCTGATGCCGATCTTCTGGGAGGTCTTGTCTATGGCGTCCCCGGTTTCGGCTACCTCGTTTGCCATATCGTACAGCTTTTTGCCTGCAGCGACAGCGGCGGTGCCGATAGCGGCCATAGTGACTGCCAGCACCTTGCCCACGGATTTCAGAACAGAGCCGAATTTCTCAAACCTTCCTCCGGCTTCATCACTTTGCTTGCCGGTTTCCTCCACTTCATCGCCCAGCCCGTCTGCAGCCTTTTCCGCATCGACCATTTCTTCGGACATGGCGTCAATGGCTTTTTCGTTATCCGAAACCTCTCGCTCCATGTTGTTGAGAGCGGCTTCGGCATTGTTCAGCTGTATCTGCCACGCCTGGGTGCGCTTATCGTTTTCCCCAAAGGAAGAAGCGGCGTTTTCCAGAGCCGAGCGGAGGGTATCAATTTTTTGCTTCTGTGCTTCGATCTCTTTGTTCAGCACTTGGTTTCGTGCCGTCAGAGCGTTCACCGAGGTATCGTTTTTGCCGAACTGGGATTCTACCAGCTTCATTTCCGAGCCGAGAATCTTAAAGGACGAGTTGATGTCAGACAGCGCCTTCTTGAATTCCTTTTCGCCTTCCAGCCCGATTTTCAGTCCGAAGTTATCTGCCATTCACACCACCGTCCTTTCGTCAGATTCCATCTGGAATAATGTCATCAATGAATCGCTCCCGCTTGGGAACTGCCTGCCCGTTATACTGCTTGTGGCATTCCCAAAGGTCGAGGAGCAAGCCAAACGGCATCAGCCAGGTTTCATCCCACGAAAGATGAAGCTGGGCGATGCCGTAATAGAAAAGCCGGGTAAACAGTTCCTCGTCTGTTACCCGACTTGCGCGTTTTTTGGGTCATTCTCGCTTTCAATATTGCGCTTCGTACCCTTATACAAAGCCTCCATAATAGCGGATTTATACTCCGCAAGATCGGACGGAACAGTGAGAAGCTCCACTTCTTCCTCGGTGAGCAGAGGCTTGGGATTATCCCTGTTCTTGATGTTGAAAATGAGAATGGATTGATTGGCGAGCAAGGCAATCAGCCACACGATCTCACCGATTGCCATTTCAAAGTTCTCGGATTTCATCAGCTTATCTCCGAGGTTTTCAAGACCGCCGTAGCGTCCGGCGATTTCCTTCGTCGCCTTCGTGGTGAGGACAAGAGTGTATTCCTCACCGCCGATATTGATAACTGCGCTGCGTTCCTTATCCATTACTTGCTGCCTACCGATGCGGCTGCTGTTTTTACAGGCTCATACACCTGCTTGTACCAATCCGTAATGACCGAAGCCGTGACCCCGGTATCTCCCTCGGTGACCTCCGCTTTCCACGGATGCTTGCCGAATGCGTCCGCCTTGTTGCGGCGCATAATCGTGCCTTCGATGGTGGGCGTGGAAAAGGTGATGCTGTCGCCCTTGGTGGCGAGATTGGTAGCGGGAATACCGAACTTGACTCTATAGAGCCAATAGTAACGGTATTTACCATTTGATTTCTTGGCACGAAATCCCACCGCCACGGGATCGCCGCCGTCCTCGGATGCGGAAACCACCACCTTGTTTGCGTCAATGGTAGCGCCTGTAAGATCGGAAGCCACCGTATTGCCAATGTCATCGACACCCAATGAGAGCGTACCGCTCTTGAACTCCTTGACGATCTCTGCCGCGCCGTCATCGGCGTACAGCGTTGCTTCGTTCAGTTCCACCGACAAATCGGCGGTCATTGCTTTGGCAAGCTGAGAAGGGGTGCCGTAGGTTTCTTCGCCGTTTTCATCTTCGGTGATCTTGGCATAGTAAAGTTTATCCAGACCGATTGTTGCCATAGATTTTATTCCTCCGTTTCGTATTCATAGTGCTTGGCTGTGTCCACATTGTAGTGGTGATAGCCCGTTTCGGTTTCATAACCGATGTATTGCCGTGCGGTGACGGTGAAATCTGCACTCAGCAGTTTCCGAACCACCGCATTTTTCAGTTTGGTATAGCTGCCCTTGGTGTAAATGGAAATGCGCACTTCCTGTACATCCACAAGAGGTGCGTTATCTCCGTGAAGCGCAAAGCTGTCCGTCAAGGGAACAAGCACCAGGTATTCATCCAGGGCTTTTTCTGAAAAGACGCCCGTCTCGATGGGTGCAGGCAGACTGCCCAGCACGATTTGAAGTTCTTCTAAAATGCTCACAGCTTTCCGACCTCCTCATCAAATGTCCGTTTCATTGCTTCCTCGCAGGCAGATTTGGATGCGCTTTTGGCAGGCTTCAAAAAAGGCTTTGCCCTCTGACCGTGCCTGCCATATTCGATGATGTTGGCAATTTTTGCGTTGCTATCTCCATCGGAACGAGGCTCGGCAAAGCCGATCTTGATATCGTGATTGCCGTTCTTATCCACCTTTACCGGGGACAAGCCGAGAGAGCGTTCCAGTTCACCCGTGGAACGAGAGTCAAAAGCCGTTCCGCTTCCAATCACAGCGGATAGGTTGCTTTTCACCTTTGAGAGAACCACTTCGCCGCCGGCTACCAGCACCTTTTCGGAGATATCATCCGTCTTGCTTCCCAAGGTGGATAGCTTGCGGAGGAAATCCTCCGGCATCATCATCTGTGCTTTAGCCACTCGGCATCACCCTCTTTGCAAGCACCTCCGTGTACATTCCTTTGCCTTTGACATCCTCCACGGAGGTAATGTCGAAGCGGTCACCGTCACATAAGATGAAGCAGTCGGTCGTGACAGTTACACCTGGAATGGTACGAAAGCGGAACAGATCTGTTGCTTCTGAAAAGACCGCAAGGTTTGCCCACCGCCGGGAGCCGTGCCGACCTTCCCGGTATACACGAATATTGGCAAGTACAACATCCTCAGAGTGGGTAAATCCCTCGCTGTCTTTTATTCTTTCTGTGCGGATGATCTCCGCAAAGCCGTTCATTTTACCGAAACTCATACTTTCCACCTCCGATCTAAGCGTAGGAGCAGATTGACTGTGTTCCAGGTCTGCTGTGCCGCCCCTGTGCTGTCAACGAAAAAGCCGCCTGTCGAGCCATCCCTTGATTCATAGAAATGGCTCGACAGCATAATAACGGCCTGTTCGGTCGTAGGCGGCATAGGATTCTCGGAGTAGTAGCCCTCCGGGATATGCTGATAGCTTTCCGCATAAGAAACAGCGGCGGTGATGTAGCCCTTCAGAAGCGCATCATCCGCCGAATGTTCCAAGATTAAATTTGCCTTGACCTTATCAAGAAGAGTGTCCATCTACCGCCGCTCCTTTCGATTAATTGGTGGATGAAGCAGTACCCTTCATCTGAAGCACCTTGACAGCTTCGGGGAGGATCAGCTTGCCGTCCAGTCTCTTGGATGCAATGAAACCGATCTGTCCGCTTTCTGCAAAACGCTCGTTCAGACGCTTGAAGGTAATGCCCGCACGGTCGCCAATCCAGTAGAAATTGAAATCACCAAATGCCACGGTTTTCTTTCCGGCGGCAATTTCGGGAACAAAGGGAGAGGTATACAGACGCTTGCCGAGCAAGGTGTCAAAACCGCCCTCGTGAAGCGCAGGCTGCCAGAGATACTGCCCATTGGAATCCTTGAGCTTGCGGATGACTTTCATGGAAGAGTCGTTCAAAAGCCATACGGCATTCTTGCGGTATGCGCTGTTCAGAGAATAGAAAAGGTCGATGAGTTCATCGGATGTGATCGCCGTGCCGGCCGCCGTTGTAACGCCGAGTTCAGCGCCGCCCGTAGTATGGAAGATACCCGTGGGCTTTCCGGTTCCGTTACCGGTGATAAATGCCTCTTCCTCTTTGCTGCCGATGCGGCGGGCAAACTCTGTGCGGAAGTACCCCTCAAGGTCGAAAGCAGAATCGTTCAGAAGCTCCTCGGATACCTTGATCATGGTTGCGACCTTGTGCGCGCCGATAAGCTGCTGACCGAAAACGTCGTCGCTTTCGGGAATTGCGCCTTCCTCATCCACCCAGGATGCCGTACCCTTGGTGGAAACTACGGGAATCTTATGGTTGCCGGAAGAGGTGGTAAAGGTGTGCGCAAGGCTTCTCACCACATTTTCGCTTTCCAATGCCGTGATGAGGGTGTTTTCAAACTCATCGGGAACGAGATATCCGCCCTCGGAGTCTGTGCCAACCTGGAGGGCATTGCGGACTTCATAGGTGTCACGCTTTCTTGCGTGGTTCCAGAAGGCGTCCTTGTAAGCATCGGAAGCTCTGCCTGTTTTGGAGTCCACCTTGGTGGCTTCGGGCTTCTGCGTAATGGGAGTGCTGACAGGAGTGTTCATCTCACGCTCAAAGCCGTCAAGGCGCTCCTGGCGTTCGATCTCGTGACCGAGGTCAACGATCTCCTGTTCCATTTTTTCGTAGGTTGCGGTATCCTCCGCAGAGAGGACGCCGTTTTTGCGGTGGGAGTCGAGAAACGCTTTCGTCTGCTCCCAGGTCTTTGCACGCTGTGCGCGCAGTTCGTTGATTTTACTCATGGTAAAGTTCCTCCTTAAGCTTTAATAAGATTCAGTCTCTTTTCGAGATCGGAAACGGGTGTGCCAGCCGCTTTCTCAGGCTTGTGGCCTTTCACCTTGGAAAGCAGCGAATTGGTGACGGCACGGCGACTGAAGGTAAAGCTGTTTTCAGCAGAAGCAGAACCTTCCTCGGATTTGAACAGAAGGTCGTCGGCAAAGCCGAGCTCGATTGCTTTGTTTGCGTTCATCCAGGTTTCCGCATCCATCAGATGGGACAGCTTGGCACGGGACAGCCCTGTTTTGATTTCGTAAGCATTGATGATGCTTTCCTTGACTTCAGTAAGCATATCAATGGCTTTTTGCATCTCTTCGCTGTCACCGATGGCAATGGTGAGAGGATTGTGGATCATCATAAGTGCTGTGGGCGACATGAGAACCTTCGTACCTGCCATGGCAATGACGGATGCGGCTGACGCTGCGATACCGTCGATTTTGATGGTGACATTGCCTTTGTAATCCATCAGCATATTGTAAATTTGGGCGGCAGCCACACAGTCGCCGCCGGGTGAATTGATCCAAACAACAATGTCACCCTGTCCGGCGTTCAGATCGCTTTTGAACGCTTTCGGGGTTACATCATCATCGAACCAACTCTCATCGGCAATGGAGCCGCACAGATACAGGGTGCGGGAACCATCGTCGTTTTCGGTAAAGTTCCAAAACTTATTCACTTGTGTTTTCTTCCTCCTTATCGGAATTTGTTGTGTTTGCAAAAGCACCCGCATTTTTCATCGGGAGCATATTGCCGTTGATGAGATAAAGATCGCCGCCGTCTTCCGCCGGGATACGGTCAAGATTTTCCAGTTCCCGGATATCGTTTGCACTCATCCATCCGTTCTGTCTTGCGGTGGCATAGCCGCTCATACGGCTGGCATAATCGCCTCGGAGCAGACCTTCCAGATTGAATTTGAAGAAGTAGTCCTTCTTCTCCGCTTCTGAAAAAAGCGTTCTGGAAAGAGTCTGTTCCCAACGGATCACCCATGGCTCAAGCGTGTATTTGACAAATTCAAGCGACTGCTGTTCGATGTTTGAGAAGCTGGATTTTTCCAGGTCGCCCACCATGTGCGGAGGCACATGGAAGATACGGGCGATCTCATTGATCTGGAATTTGCGTGTTTCAAGAAACTGCGCCTGTTCCGGGGAGATAGCAATGGGCGTGTATTTCATGCCTTCCTCAAGCACCGCCACCTTGTTGGAATTACCGCTTCCGCCGAAAGTGGATTGCCAGCTTTCCCGCACACGTTGCGGGTCTTTAATGGTGCCGGGATGTTCCAGAACACCACCGGGCGCCGCCCCGTTGGCAAAGAATTTTGCTCCATATTCCTCGCAGGCGATAGCCATGCCGATAGCATTCTTCGCCATTGCAATAGGGCTGTAGCCTACAAGACCGTCAAATCCGAGTCCGGGTACATGAAGCACCTCGGACGGGTCAAGATACACGGCCGAGCCTTTCAGAGTAGGGGCATCTTCCTGCTGAGTGGTGTAGGTATAGTAGAGCTTTCCGTTTTTATCCCGGTTTACCTCCATACGGTTCGGCATCAGCGGATAGAGGGCAATGACCTCGCCCTTGCCGTTGCGGATGATCTGTGCGTAGGCATTGCCCCACAAAAGCAGGTGCGTCATAAGTGTTTCTCTGAACACAAAAGAACTCATCTCCGGGTTCGGTTCATCGTGGAGCAGACGGTACAGTGGATGACCGATCGCCTTTTCTTTTCCTCCATCCGGTGTGTACTTGTATAGGTGTAGCGGCAGTCCCGCCACAGCTTCCGCCAGAATACGGACACAGGAATAGACAGCCGTCATCTGCATGGCGGAGCGTTCTGTCACGGCTTTGCCGGAGGTCGTGGCGCCCATGAAAAAGCTGTAGCTTGACCCCGATGTGCGGTTTTGAGGCTTATCCCTGGAGCGGAACATCCCTTTGAAGATTCCCATATCACGAAACCTCCTTCAGTTTTTCTTTCAGTTCGGTAAAGAAATCCTTTCCTTTGATGGAAAGTCCCTTTGCCACTCTTTCTTCCTCAAAAGCAAAGCGAACCTCCAACTGCTCCACAGAGTAGTTTTTCAAGAAGGTTCGCCAGGTGTGTTTATCCATATATCGTAGCCGCTCCCACAGTTCCGGGAAGTGTCGGCGGAGTTTTCTCAGTTCCTCAAGGGATTGCAGCGGACAGCACCAGCAGGATACACGGTGGAAAATATCGTACAGCCCATCCCAATCAAACCCCCGTGCTTTGCAGTAGGCAAGGCAGTCAGCTTCGGTCATGCCCCATTCCACAAGCGGATAGCGGAATTCGTGTACCCGCTGCGGTTCGTCTGCGGCAATGCCGATGTACTGAACAAGGTCATATTCCTTTGAAATCTCCCTGAGATAACGGTCGATGATGCGTGTTTTCAGCATAGCCGTACACCAACGGTTATGGGGACCTGCCCAACTGAACCCGTGTCTGCCTTCCAGTTCGGGATTTCTCCTCTTGGGCATATGGTCGAAGAAGAGATATTCAAAACTTTTATCCGATTTCAGCCGCGTGACCGGGCGGCCGATATACTGTTCCAGCTTGTCAATGTGCCGGTACATGGCGTCAAATTCAAGCCCGGTATCACAGAATAAAATAATATCCACGGGCATTCCTTCTTCAAGCATCCGAAGAAGCATCGCCGTGGAGTCCTTGCCTCCCGACATGGAGACGATATGTTTTGTGCCTTTTTTCACTGTTTCACCTCGTTATATAAACAAAATGCCTCGGTCATCATATACCGAAGCACTGGTATCATTTCCACAGCGGATCGCACGGTCGAGTGCCATAATGGTGGCAATTGCGCCGTCGATTTTTTCTGTGGATTTTTCTTTGTCTGCCTTGATGTTCCCGGCAGGGTCAGTGCGGATGAAGATATTGTCCATCATCCATCGGAGAACAGGGTGTCCGCCGTGGGCAAGTTTCTGCTCCAAGGTCAGCTTCATGAGTTCTTTTGTCGGTGGTGACATATCCTTGAAACCCTGCCCGAAAGGAATGACTGTAAAGCCCATACCTTCGAGGTTCTGCACCATCTGCACAGCGCCCCAGCGGTCAAAAGCGATTTCTCGGATGTTATATCTTGTTCCGAGCTCTTCAATGAACTTCTCAATGAAGCCGTAATGCACCACATTGCCTTCGGTAGTTTGCAGATACCCCTGATGCTCCCAAAGGTCGTACATCACATGGTCACGCCGGACACGAAGGTCAATGTTATCCTCCGGTATCCAGAAGAACGGCAGGATGATGTATTTGTCATACTCGTCCTCCGGTGGGAACACCAGCACAAAGGCGGTAATATCCGTAGTGGAGGAAAGGTCAAGACCGCCGTAACATACACGCCCTTCCAGGCTTTCCGGGTCGAAGGCAAAGGAACAGGCGTCCCATTTGTCCATCGGCATCCATCGGACAGCCTGCTTGACCCACTGATTCAGGCGAAGCTGTCGGAAGGAGTTTTCCTCGCCGGGGTTCTGCTTTGCCGATTCACAAGCGGCTTTGACTTTGTCGATGCCGACCGTGATGCCGAGAGAAGGGTTGGCCTTCTTCCACACCTTGGGATCTGTCCAATCCTCGTCCTCCGATGCACCGTAGATTACGGGATAGAAAGTCGGATCGTGCTTGCGGCCGTCAATGATGTCCAGTGCCTTTTGGTGTGTTTCATAGCAGATTGACTGCGTGTCTGTTCCGGCTGTGGTGATGAGAAAATATAAAGGCTGCATTCTGGCATCGCCGGAGCCTTTGGTCATAACATCAAATAGCTTTCGGTTCGGCTGGGTGTGCAGTTCATCAAAAATAACGCCGTGGGTATTGAAGCCGTGCTTGTTGGCAACATCGGCGGACAGCACCTGGTAGAAGCTGTTTGTCGGCAGATAGGTCAGCCTTTTCTGCGACTCCTGAATTTTCACACGCTTGGCAAGCGCCGGACAGAGCCGAACCATATCCACCGCTACGTCAAACACGATCTTTGCCTGGTTTCGGTCGGCAGCACAGCCATAGACCTCGGCTCGTTCCTCACCGTCACCGCAGGTGAGAAGAAGTGCCACAGCGGCGGCAAGTTCGGATTTTCCTTGCTTTTTCGGTATTTCGATATATGCCGTGTTGAACTGTCGGTAGCCGTTTGGCTTGATCGTGCCGAACACATCGCGGATGATCTGTTCCTGCCAGTCAATCAGTTCAAAGGGCTTTCCCGCCCAAGTGCCTTTGGTATGGCACAGACTTTCGATAAACATGACCGCAAAATCTGCGGCGTCTTTATCGTAGTGGCTGTCCTTGGCTTTGAAGCGGGTCGGTTTGTAGGTTTTCAGCTTGCGCAA